ACGTTGCAGGCATTCCCAGCACCGGCGAGGGCGTAACGGTCAAGGGGACCGGGTTGTCGTGGCGCCGACTCGCGAAGTTGGTCTCGCAGGGCCGCGTCCGCAAGGTTGAGGGCTTCGGGAACAAGCCCGCCCTCTACTGGGGCATCCCGCCGGTCGGAATGATGACGGAGGCCGCCGATGACGACGATTAGCCGACGGAAACCGACGGTCGAGCCGCCTTCGGCGGCTATTCCCCGGAGACGGCGGCCGAAACCGACCCCGAGAGCCGTAGCGACCGCGTTGCGGACGCAGGGTGCCCGGAACGGGTATAGTATCAGCGTTGAGGAGCGAGATGAGAGGTTCGACGCGCAGGCACACAGATGTGCCGTATGTGAGCGCCCATTTAGGACGCCTAACTGGCATCTTGAGTGCTCGTTCACCGGCACCCTCGAAGGTAGACGCATCGGAACCTCTCCTGCCGTGGACCATGACCATGCGACGGGGGCCGTTCGTGGGTTGCTATGTCGCTTCTGCAACCGGCAGGTGGTTACCATGGTCGAGCGACACTTGGACGCTCTGAAACGGGCCATCGTCTACGTCCGCGAAGGCGGCTGGCAGACGGAGTAGCCGCTCGTTCTTTACTCTAAACCGGTTTAGACTACCTAGAGTGAAGAACGCTAGGCTACAATGAGGGCGAATGCGCATCCCCAAGAGCCCGGACGAGGTCCGTAAGTCGAAGGCCGCCCGCCAGAAACGATGGCGCGACGGAGTCGCCCGCCGCGAGGCCGCTGTTGCCGCCCGCGAGGGGGTGGCCGCCGCCGTAGACCACGCGATGGGCCTCGACGCGCCCGGTGCGCCCGCTCCGAAGATACCCTCCATGTCCAGTGGGGACCTCGCGCAGTTGATGCGCGACCGCATCCACACCATCGTCTCCGAGATGGACGACGCCGACCTCTTGAACAAAGACTTCGCCCCCTCGCTGGCGCTCGGATTGAAGGCGCAGAGTACCATCGACGCGCGCGAGAAGCTCAAGGCGAAGCAGGGGATGGCGGAACTAGGTCGCGCGCTCCTCGGCATGCTCTCCGGGCAGACGTACATCGCCATTGACGACGGGAATACCATCGAGGGCGTAGCGGTCGAAGTCGATGCGGCTGAGTGACCGCCAGCAAGACTATCTCCTAGCCGTTCGCTTCCGCCTCACCCCGCAGGAGGTCGAGGCCGGTAGGCGCTTCCGCGCGTTCGCCCGGGAACGCCTCGCGATGGACATACACGTCGGGCAGGTGGCTTTCGCGGCGCTGGTCCTCGTCCGCGACCAGTCTCGGCTCAACAACGCCAAGTTCCTGACCCTGATGCTGGCCTCCGGCAACCGTGCGGGTAAGACCGCGCTCCTCGCCGTCCTCTACATCTACATGTGCCTCGACAAGACGAACCGCCCGAAGCCGCTCGACCTCGGCAGCGACAAGGAAGTCGAGCGTTGGCTGCGCACCGAGTACCATGCGTATCACTTCGGCATTGCGCAGGAGGTCGCCGACCTCGTGTACGCCGACATCGTGCGCATCCTCGGCGGCACCCACGAGGGGCAACTGGGGCGCGGCTGCCCGATTACCGCCGCTGGCCCCATCGCCCGCTGGGATACCAAGGAATACGGCGATTACCGCTGGATTAGGTTCGCCGCCGAAGTGGGCGGGGCCGAGATACACTTTCGCACCACCGGCGAGAAGGCCCTCGGGTCGCTGGGCAAGGACATGCACCTCGTCGGCTTCGATGAGGCGGGCATCGAGCGGAACCTGCCCTTCCTCGTGAAAGATGTCTTCAACATGCGCCGGATGGGGACCGGCGGGCAACTCGTCATGGTGTCAACCCCGTCCGAAGACCTCGGCTCCGACTTCGCGGACATGTGGGAGTGGGGTGACCCCGGTGGGCGCAAGCACCTGAAGTCGTGGCGCTCCATGCGCATGAGCACGCGGGACAACATCGGCTACGGCCTCGACCAAGAGATGTTCGACCGCCTCGTCGCCGACATGGACGCCCGGAACATCGCGCAGAACATCGAGGGTGAGTTCCTGCAAGTCAAGGGCGCGTACTTCAACGGCGGCAACGTCGAACTCGTGTTCATTGCGGGCATGCCGGAGCGCGTGGACAAGGTGCAGGGGTGCACGTACGTACAGGGCATCGACCCGGCCAAGGCAGCCGACTCGGCGTGGAGCATCGTCCTCATGGTGGTCGAGAACCCGGAGGCCATCGACAAGCCCTTCCTCGTCGGCGTGTACGCTGAGCAGAAGACGGGCGAGAAGTCCACCCCCGACCTCGTGTCGCTGGCGTACGACGGCTCCTCCGCGTACTCCGACCGGAGCACTACGTGCTACACTGCTATCGACGCCACCGGCTTCGGTGGTAAGATGTTCCGAGAGGCCATCGAGGGCTCGGTGCCCAACTTGACCAATGTCGAGTTCGGCGGGACTATCCAGAAGAAACGGATGTTGTTGGGTGACCTACGGACTCTCATTGACGAAGGCAGGCTCCTCCTCCCCGACACCGGCGTGTGGCGCGAAGTGCGTCGGCAACTCCTCCGCTACAAGTTGGAGGACCGCAAGTTGACTCAGGACGCAGTGATGGCGCTCGTTTGCGCTGTCTACTTGCTGCGCCGAACCCCCGTAGGAGGGCTGTTGTCCTCGGAGTTTGACCTCTCGTGAGTGACGCATTCGTCGGCGGACAGACGCCTACGGCCGATATGACCTTGCGCAAGGGCGTCGTCCACGCCGTCGATGATGAGACGAAGCAGGTCATCTACGACCTCGCTCGCCGCGTCGCCGCCATCCGCCCGTATCAGGACCGCCTCGCCCAGTGGAGCGAGCGGGCCGACGGCCTGTACTACGCCGAGCAGATTACCGCTGGCGGCGCCGACCTGTGGCCCATCATCCCACCCATCCCCGGCCGCTCCCACGTCTCCGTCAACCTGCCCGCCGCGTACGTTGACATCCCGGCCGCCCTTCAGGCCGTCGAGCCCATCGAGAACATGGTCGCCACCGACACGACGCCCGAGGCGCGGGACTCCGCGGCCGCGGTCGAGCGCCTGTACGTGGCTTGGAAGCAGTCCGAGGAGTTCGACCTCAAGTGGCACAAGGCCATTACGGTCAAGGGCCTGTACGGCCTCTCCGCCGCCCGCGTCTACTGGAACGAGCACCCCAAGGACGGGCAGCGCCGCCCGTGTATGCAAGTCATCGAGCAGCCGCGGAACCTGCACCTCGGGTACAAGAACGGCTCCTACGAGGAGTTGGAGTGGGCGGCGTACGTCACCCGCTACGAGCCGAACGCGCTCATCGAGGCGTTCGGTGTCGATGTCGTCCCCTTCAAGGAGGACGACGGCACCATCATCCCGTTCGTCATAGTCCACGACACGACCTCCGACCCGACGCGCGCGTGGTTGTCGATGGGCGACGCCCGCATCGAGGTCTGGGACTACTGGTACCGCCAGCCGGTCTGGAAGGGCAACACGTTCCTGCGCATGGACACGTACAACGTGGTCATCGCCGGGAACCTCGTCATCCGCGGCCCCATCAGCTACCCCGAGTACGCTGGCGACCTCCCCTACGAGCCGCTGTACAACACGTTCGTCCCCGGCATCCCCTCCGGTCGGCCGGACTTGTACGACGTTGAGCCGCTAATCCGCGAGAAGTACGAGAAAATCACCGCTGGTTCGCAGATGATTGCGAACGGCGTCGCCGGTGACTACTGGCAGTTGACCGGGCCCGAGGCCCCGCACCGCGTTCCGCCGGGCCTCAAGCCGGTGCGCAACTCGCTGGTCGCCCCCGGACCCGGGAACCGCATCGAGACAATCACCCCGTTCATCGCCCAGTTCCAGTTGGAGCAGTACCTCGGGCGCATAGACCGCGACCTCGCGGCCATCTCCGGGTTGAACGACCTCCTGCTGGGGCTCGCACCCGCGCAGGTGCTCAGTTCCTCGAAGGCCATCAACGCCCTCATCGCCAACTACGAGGCGCGCCTCTCCATCCGCCGCAAGGTGCTGTACAAGTGGCGCCGCGACGTGTGGACGAAGGTGCTCAACGTATGGGCGAAGAAAGACAAGACCGTCGCCAAGATTGTCGGCTCCGGGTCCGGCTTCCTCGACATCACCGACCCGTCGCTGTCCCCGCGGGACGAGAGCGAGACCGCCATCCGGGCCATCAACCTGATGTCTGGGAAGGCGTGGAGCCAACGCCGAGCCATGGACGCCGTCGGCGTCGATGACCCGGAGACGGAGCAGGACATCATTCGCGAGGAGAGCACCGACGCCACTCTGTGGCCGGAGCGGGTGCAGGTCATGGCGCAGTTGCTCGGCGCCCTACAGAGCCTCGGGCTACAGGCACCGGCTGGCGCGCAGGCGCAGGCGCAGGGTCAGATGACCTCGGGGCAGGCCGACTTGCGCAAGGCGCTCGGCGAGCAGACCCCATCCGTCGGCCCCGGCGCTACGGGCGCTGGTGGCGAGCCCTCGATGATGGGGCAGACCCCACCTATCCCCGGGCAGCCGCAGGAGGCAGGCGGCGGGGCTAACGCACCGTTCGCGCAGGGCCCCGGAGGCGGAGCCGTCGAGCCGGTCATGCAGGGCATGGTTCAGGGCGGAGAGGCGAAGGGTCGCATCATGACCCAACAGAAGCTAGGGCGAAGGTAAGTGTCTCGCACTGGGCGCTTCGGGCGCCAGCCACGCGCCGTACCGAGTCTCGGCAACACGCTCGTTTCCATTGCCCGTGAGCAGGAGCGGACCATCGACTCCTCCATCACCGAGGCGTGGCAGAAGGGCGGGTCGTACCGCGGCCAGAAGGTCACCGACGAGATGGTGCTCGCCCATTGGCGCAGCCGCCTCAAGGACATCTCGCCGAAGGACCCGCTTGCTGACGTGTATCGCAACGTCGTCCTCCAATACGAGTATTCCATCGCCGAGTCGAAGATGACGGTGCAGTACGCGCAGCACCGCATCAGCGAGGGGCAGGCCGCGGCGTTCTACACGGCGTGGGCGAAGAAGGTCCCGAAGAACAGCGAGTTCTACCGCGTCCTCATGCGGGACGCCGCGCAGTACATCAACGCTTCGAGGAACAGGTCCAGCGGCAACACCGAGCGCATCAAGGAACAGGCGTATCAGTCGGGCCAGCAGGCCATCAGCCGCAAGTACGAGCGCTCCGCCTCCTACTTGACCGAAGTGATTACGAACATGGCGCACGACAAGCGCATTCTCGACAAGAACGACAACATGAGCAAGCTCGACTTGAGCGACGCCGCCGTCATGCAGGACATCATCGCGTCCATCAACTCGACCCCGGTCGCCAGCCCTAACGGCGAGACGCGCCCCAACGCCAGCACGAGCCGCATCTTGTACGTTGACCCGAGGACCGGACTCCCGGTCACCGCGGGCGATGTCAAGGGGAAGTTGGCCGAGTACGACCCGCACTTCACCGGGACGGTGACGCTGGGCTACTACGGCGACGCGCTGCGACGGCAGGGTGTGGGTCAGGCGCAGCGTTCAGCCGCTGCCGATAAGACCGGCCACGTGGGCGACGTGACGCGCATCGCCAATGAGCAGTACAACACGGTCGCCCTGTCGCAGATGAGTCACGCGTGGCCCATCGAGGAGGCGTACGCGGCGACGGAGGACCAGTTCAACGCCGTGTACGGCAACGGGAGCGCCTCTCCGCAGGTGTTGGTAGCGGCGTACGACAGGAAGAACGCTGCGTTGACCGCCCTCACTCACGGTACGGGCGCTATGGCACCGGACCCCGGCCTCAAGTCCATCATTGAAGCCGAGATTAGCGGTAACGCGAACATCGAGTCGCTGGCGACGCAGATGGGCCGCGCTCCCGCTGGCGACCACGCCGAGACGACCGCCTACATCAACGCGTACCGCAAGCAGATTG